ATACACCCTCTCGCAACTGTTCCCATGTTTTCATTTCTTATTCCTAACAACTCCATAGTTCGTTTTCGATATATTTCTTCATAGTATTTAGTATCCTCTTTTTCCTCAACCTCGACTCTTCTGTTGATTTGCTTTTGAAACGACATTTTTTGAATACGGTTTTTGAGTTTTGAAGTCATGTGTGCCTCTTTTCTAAGTTAGAATTGGTCATAACGAATGAGTTGTTTTTGGCCCTCCTTAAAATACTACATCGCCAGGATCAGCAGAACCTAACGGAATGATTTCTTCTCTTTGTGTTCCACCGTCAAACAGTGTAACACCATCTGCTGGTAATGGTTCTGATACTGTATCACGAACACATTCCATATGAACAGTATGTTTATACTGCCCCATACCTTTAGAAAATACATGATGCAATTTTGTCACCAAATATCTTCCAGTGTAATTCTTATCAAATTCTTCTTCTGATGAAAGACTAGAACGATTCATAATCTCTAGTCCAATAATGTCTCCAGCCTGAACAGATGTATTGCCAGGCACCTCAACTCTTAGTGTTAGTGCAGATGCGAGTTGAGAAAAACGAGACTTTCTTCTTTGCAACCATTTATGGGTGTTTATTGTATCATATGGTGTTTCAGCATCTTCTTGATGCATAGGGGTGAATAACTCATCTGTCCTATCCACCGACTGAACATAGAATACTGAATCTGGATACTCTGATAGTTTTAGTCCATAGTCATCAGTTGCTTGTGATAGAACTGGTGCTTCTTCTGAACCACTTTTTGTGTAACTGTCAATATGCACATCATCGTTATAAGACTTAGCATAATCGTAGTCATAGGTTTTGTATGATTTATTGAATAAGTCTACTTCTAACATCTTTGATGCATACATTCCAGAACGCTGACTTGACAAGGTATCTGTTGCAGATACCACTGAATACTTGTAAATGTTTTGTAGATTTTTTGCGAGATCTTGAACACCCTTATCAGTTAATGTATTTGGGTTTGCTTCTCTATATATCATTCTAGGGTTTTTGCGATCCATCATACTGTCGAGAGTTCTGAAGAAATAACCTTTGACAGTTTCGTAAAAAAGAAATGTAGGGGCAAAGTTGTATTCTTTGGATAGACTTTTTCTTGCAACCATATTGATGAAATCAAACGGGCGCATATTAGGTGCAATGATTTTGTAGTTGTTTGATGTCTCTTCATAGAAGAACTCTTTCTTTGAGTTCAGAAGTTCTGGGTCACGAACAACCTTCTTTACAATATCAACTGCTGGTTCACCCTTATATGACTGTGCAACACGAATATGTCCATTCCTCACAATCTCAGCGGTTGTAAAGGAAATGGTATACCCCATGGCTCTGTCATTGATAAGTTGTGATGAATTGACTTTGTAGATATAGAATGGTGTTTGAGAAAAGTCGATAGAGTTCTCTCTGTCATATACATCAGAACCATCTGGCGTTGCAAGAATAAGAGACAACTTTTCCTGTCCAACAATATTGGCATTACCCAAAATATTATTAGTATCAGTAAATGCAATATCACCAGTGATAGAGTTATTGAAAATATCTTCATAGATATTGACTGAAGTAACCAGTTCACTCAAGTCAAGTTCTAGTCCACCAGTAGTATATAATTTACATTCATTAAGCAAATACTCGTTTGCATACTGAATGGATTGGGTTTCTTCACCACTCATTATTAAACGCCTTTAATTTTTTTGGAAAACTCTTTTTTCAATTCTGGGATATATTCTGGTTTAATCAGTCTAATCCTTCTTTTCTTTTCTTGCAGTCTATCTTCGTATTCGTAGTTTGTGACTGCAACTGCACCGGCAGGAAGCGTTGTTGCACTATCGTTTGGTAGTTCAATAACAAAACTGGTATCACCAGATTCCTGTGTGTATTCGTAATGATGAACGCCATTTACATCATCATACTTTGATTTTACATAATCTTCAAATCGTTTAACTGACATCGGCCAGTCGTTATAAACATCAATAATATCATTTGTTATGAGAACTAACCAGTGTAGTCCAACATCACCATAATACCTATCGGCAATAAACTCTGGTGTTTGCCCGTCAATAACATCATAGAAGTCGAATTCTACTGTTGCAAGTTTTGCCTTGCTGGACAATCTAACTCTTCTTGTGATGTCAGTCATTGTTCTTAGAACATTATCACCCTTAACATCATATTCTACAGTAGGGAATTTATTAAAGTATGCCATGCTTAATATCCATCCACAATTCGTTCTTTGGTGATGATTTCCAATTCCTTGAATGAAAGAGTAATCTCTGTAGAAGCAGGAGCAGTGTTAATAAAGAACTGTGTTCTGTCTCCACCATATTTAACACTAACGCTTTCCAACACACAAGTAGAAATTCTATTCAAAAATGTGTGTTCGCCATTCTTATGCATATACTTAATATCGAATGTTGATGGTGAAATCATAGTTCTTTCACTACCAGCATAAAACTCAGGCATTGCATGAAATCTAAACATATTTACAATGTTTTTAATATTCTCTGATTCCTTTTCACTTTTTGGCACCATTTTGAAATCAAAACTAAATGAACGCTTATCAATACCATTGAACATGAGTTCTTGTCTGTTATTGGTGATTTTACCAGTTGCAATACTTGTTGCTGCCTTTGCACCTGTAATAACCTTATCAGCAGCACTACTCGCTAGGTTTTTAGCACCTTCTAATGCTCTACTACCGGCATCACCCAAATCAAAATTTCCACCTGTAATTTTATCAATCGCACCACCTGTTCCAGTAATGATTTTACTAATTTCTTCATCACTGTAACTTGCCGTATGGGATACAGATACTTGGTTTGGCATATAGAGTTGGATAGATGCAGCCAATCTTTTGGTAGGCGCTCTTTCAATTGATAGAGTAGACGATTCTCTAGATACATCCGAACCCCTACCAGTTCTAGCGTTGAAACTTCCCTTTGGGAAACTAACTTTAGACTGTTCTTGCACATTGATGAAGAACTGAACATAGTGTCCAGTGCGCTCAGTATTCCCAATGTCTATGGGGTAGTTAAGATCACCACCATAAACTCTTTTATAGTTGGCATTGTTAATAGCGTTGTGTGCGTTACCCATCTAAATAGTCCTATAACCTGTGAAAGTATTTATACCGCATCATGTCATACAAAGGACGATATATTCCATCTAAACCACAAAAATACAAAGGCGATTCTTCTAAGATTATTTATCGTAGTCTATGGGAACGCAAGTTTATGGTATATTGTGACAAAAGTGATAACATACTTGAATGGGGGTCAGAAGAGGTTATTATACCATATCGTTCACCACTAGACGGCAGATTGCACCGTTATTTTCCAGATTTCTATGTCAAAGTCAAACAGGCAAATGGTTCTGTTAAGAAGATGATTATTGAAGTCAAACCAAAGGCACAATGTGGCCCACCCAAACCACCATCACGCAAAACCAAAAGATTCATACAAGAAGTTCGCACTTGGGGTGTCAACAAGGCCAAGTGGGAGGCGGCACTAGAATGGTGTGCAGATAGAAACATGGAATTTAAGATACTTACTGAGGATCATCTAGGTTAATCGTATAAATAGAAGTATGACATACTTTGATGACTTACTAGAAAAGACAGGTGGCAAGGAACGCTCAGTTCGCTGGTTTAGAGATAAAATCAGAGAACTAGGAACACCTCCGGCAAGACAACTGGTCAGTGAGGGGTTGGTAACAGGGCGTCCTAGTTTAGGCAGAATGAACTTCTTTTACTATGATGCAAAGAATAAAGCAACCCTACCGTATTGGGATAGGTTTCCATTGGTATTGCCCATTGAGGAATACAGAGATGGTTTCTTAGGGTTGAACTTTCATTACTTGTCTATTCCAATGAGACTTAAACTACTCAATGTGATTTCTGAGTATGCAACAAACGATAGAATGGATGAAACAACCAGAATTCGTTTGACTTGGAATCGTATTAAAAGAAACCCAATAGTCCGTCCTACAGTGAAAAGATATTTGGCAGATCATGTTCAGTCAACCTTTCGTGTTATTACAGCAGAAGAGATGATGGCGGCAGTGTTACTACCAGTGCAAAGATTTGTTCCTACAGGTATAGAAAACAAAGTCTATGCAGATTCACGGCGTATGGCAAATGCGCCTAGGAGACCCCAATAATGGCATATAATAATATTGACAACTTTGTTGCTAGTATATCAGATACAGGCATTGCTCGTCCTAATAGGTTTGAGGCAGAAATTATTTTTCCTAACGCTGTAGAATCAGTATATGAAGGTTCTGGTAAAGCAGTATCTATTCGGGTAAAATCTTTAACCTTGCCTGGCAGAAACATTTCCACAGTAACAAACGATACAATTTATGGCCCAACGCATGAACTTGCCGCTGGACTAACATATGCTGATGAAATCACCTTTACTTTCATTCTATCTGGTGATCTGAATGAAAAGAAAAGGTTTGATAGATGGCAACACTGGATTTATAGTCCAAGAACATTCAATATGAACTTCTATGACGAATATATCTCTACCATTAACATCTACCAGTTAAATGAAAACAATGAAAGAGTGTATGGTTGTCAAATAAGAGAAGTATTCCCCAAGTCAATAAATCCTATAGAATACAGTAACGATACAACAAGCACTGCATTAGATTTGCAAGTTTCCTTTGCGTTTAGAGAATGGGTAGAATTGGACGGTTTTGGTAACTCACCGAACAATCCAGCAATTAAAGAAACTAATCCAACAGTTTATTACCCATCCAAACCAGTTGATAGAGCGTTGAGAGCAGAAGAACACCGCAAAGAAACAATAAAGGAAGTTCAGGCACGAAATGAACAACTGGTTAAGGAACTTGAGGAAAGACGGTGGAAGTTTCCTTGGCAGTAAAAGTCAGATAAATAATAACACATTATGAGGAGTATATAATATGGCATTACCATTGCTAAAAACGCCAAAACATGAATTGACAATTCCATCCACAGGCGA